GTTTGAAGCTAATCCCGGTCTTAAAGTAAAAATGAGACAACATATGTTGTTAGCCATTGATACTTCAGGATCTGTAAGTGATGATGAGCTTAAAGAATTTATGAGTGAAATCTACCATATTTACAAATGTGGTGTTGATATTACTATTGTACAATGTGATACAAGAATCAGATCAATTGAACCTTACAAAGGTAAATTTGAAATGGCAGTGCAAGGTAGGGGAGGAACTGAGTTTGACCCTGTCCTAGAGTATTTTAATGAAAACCAAAAGAAATATACAAGCCTGGTATATTTTACTGACGGTGAATGTTGGACACATGTAAAACCAAAAGGAAATGTTCTTTGGGTTATATCCGAAAGATCACAAATGAATAATGATCTTCCTGGAAAAGTTATCAAATTAGAATTATAAAAAAAAGAAGTATGAGTCAAGTACAATTAAACGTTGAAGAGTTAAAGGATTTTATTAAGCATATGGTTAAGAATAACCAACACATTCAGTCTGAAGGAAAAGTTCCTGTGGCAGTGAACATTGAAGGTGATGCTGGGCTTAATTCAAAATAAATGAGTATATTTGTAACATGAAGAAATTAATTTCAGAGTGTTTACACAAAGACTTAAATCAAAAGTGTGGTATTTACAAACTTACTTGTAATGAGCACAGTTATATTGGTAGCAGTATTAATATTTATTATAGGTTGAAAAGACATATATCAGATTTGCTAAAAAATAAGCATGCAAATAAGTATATGCAAAATGCTTTTAATAAATATGGAAAGGATAGTTTTATATTTGAAGTAATAGAAGAATGTAATAGAGATGTGTTAATTAAAACAGAATCCTATTATATAGAATCTATGTCTCCGGACTTAAACTTTATTCAAAATCCTGTTGCAATGATCCACAGTAATGAAACATTACTTAGGATTTCTGCAACATTAAAAGAAGCTTATGCTTCTAAAAGAATAAAAAATCCTATTTCTAAAACTGTTCATCAATATAATATAAATGGTTTTTATCTTAAATCTTATGAATCCTGTGCTGAAGCAGAAAAACAATTGAACTTACCAAAAGGAAAAGTTTCAAGAGTAGCTTCAGGAAAAGGATTTTCTTGTAAAAACTATAGATGGAGTTATGAATTAAAAAATAAACTTGGAGAATCTGTTATTAAACCAGATACAACAAAAAAAGTTTATGTATATGATGAGAACAACAACTTAGTTCAAGAATGGCAAAGAGTGGGTAATGTAGCTAGTAATCTAGGTATTAGCTCATCTGCAATGTCTACAAGAATTAAAAAAGGTAATTACTATGATGGTTTAAGATATTCATTTAACCCAGGTCCAGGGTAAAAATTGGGTGAATTGCTGGGAGTTCCTAAAGCTTTGTTAGCTACAACATAACCGGAAATGGTAAGTGTGAATGCTTGAAAATAACAAAGATGTCCTAATGGATAATCAGCAGCCAAGTCTAGATCTAAATGGTCTGGAAAGGTTCAACGACTAGGTATTGAAACTATGTAAATAGAATATAATATACCCAAGAGTGCCCAACACCAAGTAATTGGTGAAGATATAGTCTGAACTATAGTGAAAGCTATAGAAACAAGGATAAAGAGCCTTGTGATAACAAAATGTGGAAAAACAAGTGCAATTATGCAGTTGGGTAAAGAATTGCAAATGGATGTTGTAAAGTTGAATTTATCTCAACTTGAAGAATTAGGTGACTTAGTTGGGTTTCCTGTAAAAGAATTTCAGATACAAAATGCAGAAGGTAAAACTACCTGGATTAATGAATCTCAGATATCTGCAGCTAGTGCGAAAGGTTATAAGGTTGTTGGAAAAAGAATGTCACATGCTGCTCCTGAATGGATTCAGGGTAAAGGTGAAGGTGGTTTCTTAATCTTAGATGACTATACTCGTGCGGATTAACAAAATATGCAGTCTAGTAGTGTTAGTGTGAATAATTTAATTATCTTTGTGATATGGAAAAATTAAACACACAAACTCTTAAGACCGCATTAAAGAGTATAGGAATCTATAAAATTAAAATTAATGATAAAGAGTACATTGGTAGCTCTTGTAATATTGGTCAAAGATTAAAACATCATTTATGGTCTCTTGAAAATTTAAAACACCATAATAGAACAATGCAGAATTTATACAACAAGTATAGTAAAGAAGAAATTTACTTTGAAGTTGTAGAAGAGTGTTCAGATGAAGTTTTAATTGAGAGAGAAGCTTATTATATTAGCACACTTAATCCATATATAAATCATATACTAGATCCACAAACTCTAGTCAGGGATGATGTATGTAAACAAAGGATAAGTGATACTAAGAAAAAAGCTTATGCAAATGGTCTAAAACCTCACAATCTTAAAGCAGTACATAAATATTCACTTGATAAAGGTGAGTATTTAGAAAGTTTTGATTCTCTTACAGCTGCTGCTAAATCTATTAATGCTAAAAGTATTAATAGTATAAAAGCAGTATGTAATAGTAAGCAAACTTCTGCAGGAGGTTATGTTTGGTCTTATAATAAAGTTAATCTAGTTTTTTCTAGAGATAAAAAATATAAGTTAGAACCAGTGTTACAATTTACTATTGATAATATTTTTATCAAAAAATGGGAGTCTATAACTGAAGCAAGTAAAGAACTTGGTATCTCTAATATTAATAGAGCAATATCTAGAAATTTAACTGCTGGGGGTTATAGATGGTCTAAAAAGCATAAAGTGTTTGGTCCGCAATAAATCATGTGAATTCAGGGAAACTCCAGAGATGGACAATCCTGAGCCAAGCCTTATAGGGATATAAGGAAGGTGCAACGACTAGTGTATGGAGTCTAGAACAGACAGTAAAACACCAAGAGCGCATGACACATAGAAATATGTGATGATATAGTCTGAACTGTACATATAATCTAAATGAAAGTACAGAATCTAAGGATAAAGAGCCTTAGAGTTAACAAAATGCAACGCTTTATGCAAGCAACAATGGAGATCCTAGACAGACAAGAATATGTTTCTTGGAAGTTACCAAAGAACTGGCATGTACTTTTGACTACTAATCCAGACAATGGTGATTACAATGTAACTTCTCTGGATGTAGCTCAGAAGACTAGATTTATCTCTGTAGAGTTAAAGTATGATTCTGATGTATGGGCTAAGTGGGCAGAGAAAGCAAGTATTGATGGTAGATGTATTAACTTTATGTTGATGCATCCAGAATTGGTAACTCAAAGAGTTAATCCAAGATCTATCACTACATTCTTTAATGCAATTAGTTCTATTCCAAAGTTTGAAGATAACTTACCTTTAATTCAAATGATTGGTGAGGGATCTGTTGGACCTGATTTTAGTTCTATGTTTACTATGTTCATTAATAACAAACTTGATAGAATTATTAGTCCGGAAGATATCCTAAATAAAGATGAGCAATATGTAATGAACTCTTTAACTAATGCAGTTGGTAAAGATGATGATTTCCGTGCTGATATTTCAAGTATTATTGCAACAAGGTTGATTAACTATTCTCTTACTTTAGCTGAAAAAGGATCTGTGGGTAAACCAGTTATTGATAGAATAGCTAAACTTACTACTGATTGTGATGCATTTACAAATGACCTTAGATATTATATGGTTAAGGAGATTGTCAATGGAAACAAGGTTAAATTTAGCTCATTAATGCTAAATTCAGAGGTGGTGAAGATGGCTGTCAAGTAATTGAAACGTAAAAAGTTTTCCCACTTTTATTAAACAATAATCTAATTAATTCACACATAAGGGGAGGTAATGCTCCCCTTTTTAACATTATCATTATGAAAACACAGTTATTTATTTATGATGTTGATGCATCTACAGAGCTAACAATGAAAGTTCAACCTTTATATTGTGGTTCTCAAGAAAATAACATTTTAGCAATCAGTGATAAAGAATATACTCCTACAAAAGGAGATAAACTTTATTTCCTTCCTGGTGTAAATATTCCCAGAGTAAAGCTTAAAGATTTGTATTTGCAACACGGTATTAAAACTGTAAGAGACATTGATCAAGCAACTCATGTATTCTGTGGTAAAAACACCATAAATAAAATTACAAATAATCATTGGTATTATTACATGCCTACTGAAACTCTCAGAGCAATTTTAAATGATCCTGAAACTATAATGGATGACTATTATAGAGAAAATCTAGATCAAGCTTTGGAGTTTTATACAGAGCCTGATGTAGTTGTAGCATATAGTTCGGCAAGTGAGCTTAGAAACGCAGGAGTATCTTTTGTTGAGAGACACATTAACGGAAATATATTAAGACACTCTAATACTTATTATACAGTAGATGATGAATACAAAGATTTATTTCCAAAAATTCTTAGTATAGAACTTTTTGATGAAAGTGAATTACTTAAACACATAAATGGTGAAGATGCTGCCACTATAGATGAAACTATGTTTCTGCAGATAAGTGATATGTTTAAAAGCTCTGATAAAGACAACCATATCATAGCAATGGAAATTATGGCCAATTCTAATTATATGGAAAGTCTATTATACATCGAAATGTTATTTAAAGAGTTTTATAATATAATGTCTGACTGCAATACTAGAAACCACGTTAATTTCAAATCATTAATTAGTTTTTTAGGTAAGAATAAAAATTACATGCGTACTGATATTGATGATATAGTAAACTCTCTTTTAGATAAAAATAAGCTTTCTATAGAAAAAGTTGATGTAATCATGAAGTATTATGCTGATGAAATTGCAATGAATGGAGGTACTAGGTATTTTGAAATCAGGAGTTTAACTCTAAATAATGATATTGCAAAACTTCTAAATACTGACTATGCTTATCAAACATTCCCTGATTATTTACCTGAAAATACTTCAGAAGTATCTGAAATATACACTGACCTTGCAGATCTTAATTCTTTAGATACAAATACTTCTGAAATTACTGATGAAGTTGAAACAATTGAAGAAGTACTAGAGGAAATATTTATACAGACTGATGAAAGACTGGATGAACTTAAGTCAGAATTAATAGAATCAGAGGAAGACTTTTCTGTTTCTGAATTAGAATTAAATAAAGAAGACCAGTTAAAAACTCAATCAAATAACAATCAAATAGAAGAAAAAAATGGAGATGACTTTGAATGGTTCTGATGAAATAGAAAAATTCTATCAGAAAAAATTTTATTTTAGTTACAGTGGATTAAATAAATTACTTTATTCTCCTGGACTTTTTTATAATCATTATGTGCTCAATCAGAGAGAAGATAGTACAGACTCACATCTTATAGGGGGTAGAGTTTTGCACTGTCTTTTATTTGAACCCGAAAAGTATGATGATTATTTTATTTCTTTACCGGGTAAACTCCCTAGTGAAAATCCTAAAAAAATTATTGATAATATTTTCAGAATTCATCTTGGATATGGAAATGATTCATTACTTTTGGAAGATTACTCACAAGATATACTTACACAGCTACTTACAGCAAATCTTTATCAGAATCTTAAAACAGATCAACAAAGGCTTGACAAGATTCTTACAGAAGAACACAAAGAGTATTTTGAATTCCTTAAAAATAGTCTAGATAAATCAATAGTTGATCAACCTACTTTGGATGGCTGCAAAGTACAAGTAGAAATACTAAAAAGCAATAGAGATGTAAGAAATCTAATGCAACTAGATAAATCTGAGGAAGACACTCACATTGAAACCTATAATGAGTTGCATATTAAGGTTGACCATGACAAAATACCTTTTGGTTTACACGGAGTACTTGACAATGTCGTTGTTGATAATGAGGCCAAGATAATTTTTATTAATGACCTCAAAACAACTGGTAAATCTATACAAGATTTTCCTGATGCAGTTGATTATTATAAATACTGGATACAAGCAGTTATTTATACTATTCTGGCAACAGACAAATTTTTAAAAGATAAGCCGAATAAAGAAGCTTGGAAAACTCAAGTAAGCTTTATTGTAATTGACAAATATAATTTAGTTTACCCTTTTCAAGTTTCTAACGAGACAATGAGTCAATGGAAAAGTAATTTTAGATCTGTATTAGAAATTGCTAAATGGCATTATATACAGAAAAAATATGACTTACCATATGACTTAGCAGTAGGTAATTTTAAATTGTAAAACTTATGGTAATAGATGCGCTTTATAGGAAGTATTTCCAAAAATCCAAGATATTTTTATATCCGCTCTTGGACATTAAAAGAGGTACCAGTGTTGTTCCGAATGAGACTTATGTTTCTTGGAATGGCACTATAAACTCTGAGGATATGGTATTAGTTTGTGTTTATCCAACTAGAACAGATCAGGAATATTTAAAATTTGAGAAAAATGTTCTTCTCAAACACAATAGATTGGTTGATTTTGTAAAAGTGGATGACGATAACTTAATAGTTACATTTAATTTTTCTGATTTAAGAGATGATTGGTTCAATTTTTTGAACGGTAAATACAGTAAAATAAATATAAATACAAAGCGCAAAATTTTAGATTTTTTTGATAAGAACAGTGGTAATTATGCCTATGTAGAAAG